GATACTTCAGCGTTTCGCGGAGTGCCGTCGATATTGAGCGCCACTGGCTGTGCGCTCGGGCGCTGCATCCATCCGCCATCAAGCGTGGCGATCGGAACGACGGCCCGCATCTTTTTGTTTTGTGTGTTAGCGGCAAGCGCGAACGGCTCGACTACCTTTCCGTCGGAGTGCTGAAGGTTTAGACCCTCGTTCCACACCGCATTGCCATTGAGGCCTTTGTTCCTGATGTTGAATCCTTCAAGGATCTGGTCAATGTACCACCCACGATAATGAACAGCGAACTCGAAGGTTCGGGTAAAACCCCTGTAAAGTGTTGCCCCGTGCGTCTCTACGACAGGCCGCACGTTGATGCTCCGCAACATACACTTGTGCTTGCCTATCTGGAGAGCGCCGAAATTTGTGACGTCGCTGTTGATGTCGCCTACGGCGGCCAGATTGCTTGTCGGGCTGTTGTCAAACTGTTCGATGCTGATCGTGATTAGCGGCTCAAGGGCCGACACTCCGTCGTACCGATCCCCAACTGGATTGATGGGCGGCTCTGGGCCGACTATTTCCTCCTGGAAAAAGTGGTTCTCGATCATTGTCCATTCTTTCGCTGGCAATTCGATCAGCGAGGACGAAATGGTGAACCGCGCCGGCCTGACGTCTGGCGGCTGGGAATTTGGGTCCGTTGCCGTTGAGGATCCGGCCGTGGTTCGATACGTCGCCGTGACCAGCCTGACGATGCGAGAGTCGCCGTCTGGCCGCTCCGAAATCGACACACACGGGACGGATGTGTTGACAGGATGCAGGTCGCCGATCTTGACGCCGACAGTGTTCTGGATGTCATACGCCTCGGCTGGCGACGACAGGATCACCCTCCAGGTGCGGACCGAGGTGTCGGCCAGCCCGCCGCCATCGGCTGACCGCTCGTTCGACTGTCCAGACGTGATTTCCTTGACCAGTTTCGGCATCGTCACCCCTCCGTGATGTCAACGCGAAGCCGCGTGCCGGCCGTGCCGATGGCAACGTAGTCGGTGCCGGAGGACAGCCGAATCAACTGCGGCTCGCCGGCCCGAAGCGTGGCAAACGACGCGAATGACCCGCCAGCAGCGATGCCGATCTGCGCTGTCGACGCAGCGGCCGTAGACAGGTTCCGCAAAAACGCCATGCCGACGGACGACAGATTCGCCGTCGAGATGCTCGTCGTATTGGTCGTGAGCGTGTACGTCACGCTTTTGAGGCCGACGTTGCTCATGGCCGCCGTGATGTTGGACACGGCGACTTGGTTCACAAGGTTGTCCTTGTTGACCGTCAGCGAGATACCGTAGGAAATGTCTGGCATGATTACCCTCGAAGTTCGACAACAGCGGCTCGATCCTGATCGCGGATGGCGTCCACGACTTCCTGAAGTTTTTCAGTTTGTTTCTGCAGTTCGACGAGATTGACGTCGCGGTTGGCGTCGTCACCGCGGAGAAGTCGGTTGAGTTCCCGCTGCCCCTCCATCGTGTTGGCGTCGGCCACGTTGAGCGCTGCCCGCGACGGCCCTTGAAGTGCAGCGTTGAGACGCTCCTCGCGAAAGCCCATGACCATCGGGGCGACTTGCTGGGCGGCCTCTTCGGCGAGGCGGCTCATGTTCGCGCTCCTGATGGCATTCGGCGCGTTGATGCGATTCATCTCGGCAGTCAGGTCGCGGGCCTGCTGCCCGAACTCTCTTGCTGCCCGCTGCGCCGGCGTCATGGCGAGGTCGCGGCCGCGGTCCTCGGCCGTCTGGCGCTGCTCAATTCTGGTGCTGTTGTCTCTCGCGGCGCGGACCGCCGGCGACTCCTCGATCTGTCGGTCGACCTGCTCCCGCAGCCTCCGACGTTCCTCGAATAGCCCCTGACGCTCCTGCGGCGTGCCGGCACCGGACGACAACTGCTCGTCAATCTCACGCAGCCGACGAAATGTTGTGTTCAGTGGGTTGTTCTGGTTTTGCGCGAGCCGCTCAAGCCTGTCGCGTTCCTGGGACACAGCGTCTTCCACTGCCCTGTTGGCCGCCTGCTGCTCCTCTACATTTCTCCTTGCGAGGTCTCGCTCTGCCTGGGTCGGCAAGGCCGCCCCGCGGCCCGGCGCGAGGCTTTGCCGGCGAATGTCGTCATCGCGCTGCCTTGCAGCCTGTAGGTTGCCTTCGGCCTCGGCGGTCGCGCGAGCGAGGGCCTCCGTGAACCGCTTCAGGCCGATCGTGGCGGCCTCGATTTCTGCGATCTGACGATTTGCCGCGGCAAGATCCTGCTGCGCACGAATGTTCCCTGGCTCGCGAGAGAGGGCTGACTGAAGTTCTGCGCGTCTTGCCTCAAGTTCACGGACTTGTCTTGCGATAATTCCATTTTCGGCACCAGACGCTTGCAGATTGTTTGCGATTCGCGACGCCCGCGCCCCGAAAAGCGACTGGCCATCGACGACCCTTCTGGCCTCGATTGCCCTGGCTTCCGCAGCAGCGGCCGCCCTGGCGGCCTCGCCAGCGGCAATTTGTCGTGTTTCATCGGCGACAATTTTGTCCCTTTCGGCAGGGAGCATCCTCTCTTGCTCGACGAGAGAATTGGCCTCTGCGATCCTGGCCTCAGACTGCCTAATTTGCTCCTGGAGAGCATCCACGCGAGCCTGAAGTTGGGCGCCCTCCGGAATCGCATCTTGCAGCGAGCGCGACGCCAGTTCCTGCGCCTCCGCAAGCGTCTTGGCGCTAGCGGCAGCCTGCTTGAAGTAGTCAGCAAGCCCAGTGTCGCCGATCAGCCGCAGCCGCTGCTGCTCAAGTTCTCGAATTATGCTGCTTGCTTCTGTTGCGGCCGACGTCTCAAATCCAAGAAATCGCTGCGAGGCAACTCCGGAGAGCCTTCCAATGATTTCGTCAAGGGCTGCCACCTGCGCGGCTCGGTCCGCGTTCGTCGCGCCCCGCGGCACGCTTTGCGAGAGTCGTTCGGCCTGCAGGGCTGCAGAAGACAGGACTGGATCGCGACGCCGGAATCCGAAAAGCGCGCTTGGTTCCTCAAGGGCGCCCGAAAAGCCGCGTGACGCTATCGCGTTTGTGGTCCCGACAATGCCGGTGAGTTGGGATTCTACGCGGCGAAGCCTCTCGGCAGCAGACGACAGCGATCCGCTGACCTGAGCGCCGGTCGGCGCTGGCGCGTTAGCAAGTTCATTGGAGGCTGCGAATCCAGCGCGAATCAGTTCTCCGCGCTGCCGCCGAAGGGCGATGGTCGTTCCTGGGTTTCCGTTTGACTCAAGTTGCTGATCAATACTGGACAATCTGCCTCGCAGCGAGACGACGCCTATGTCCGTCGCGGCGATCGACTCGGAAGCCAACTCGCGCTGCTGCTTGGCAATTTTCTCAAGGGCGACGGCCAACTCATTTGCCGCCTTGGCCGCCGATGAAAATCCGTCGGCAGCGACTCCCTGGCCGATCGAGGCAAAACCTTGCGTAATCTGCTGGAGAAGCGACTTCTGTGCAGAAATTGATGAGTTTAGCGCCTTCGCCCGCTCCTCGGCCTCCTTGGAGCCGCTTGCGTATCGCAGCAGAGCGCTGAGCAGTTGGCCACCAAGCACAGTCGCCAAACCGACGGCAAGGCCGGCCGTGGCCGATAGGCCTGGGATGACGCCAGACTGTCCCAGAAGCAGGCCGAGTTGCGTGATGTTGTTGCCAACAGCGCGGAGTTTGTATTCAAGGCCGCCAGTAGCCGACACAAGGTCGTCGATCGCAAACAAGGCCTGCTGGAACGCAAGTTGAGCCACCTGCGCGCTCCGGACAGACAGCGACCCCGCTTGATTGCGCGCCATCGCCATCGCGCTTTCGATCTGCCTTACGCCATAGGCGCCGCCGCTTCGGTCGGCCACGAACTGAGCAAGCCCGCCCGTTGACCTTCTAATTTGATTGTCGAGCCTGTCCAGTTCCCTCGCGCGATCGTCGAGGTTCATGTCGCTTGCCGCAACGCGGGCCATCTGCTGCTGAAGCGCCACGACGCTTGCCGTAACTCTGTCAATTTCTGCTTGGATTGCGATTCTGGAAGCGCCGCTGGCGATCTGCCCACGAAACTGGCGCGCGACAGAGATGTCTGCGGCGGCATCGCGAGCGCCTTGCGACAGTTGTTCCGCGCTGCCTCCTGAGGCTCTAAGAAAAAGTTCTTCCTGCCGACGAGCCGTATTGCGGATCTCGACCTGAGCGGTTATCTCGGCTTCGAGTCTCCGCTGTTCGGCGAGCAGCCCAGCGATCCTCTGCAACCGGTTCACGGCTTCGCCGCGCTGGTTATTATTGTTGAGATTTGTGGCTCTCGTGAGTTCTGCGTTAATCTGACGATTAATTTCAAGAATGCGGCTCGCCTGCCGCTCTGCCGCCGGCGTTCCGAGCGAACGCGCAGACTCCGCTGCCGCCTGCGTCCGCGGAATGATTTCAGCATTGAGCGTTTCGCGAGTCAGGTTGGCGAACCGCTCGACTGCGGCACGCCCGCGGCGCGGGTCATCTTGTGCAAGCCCAGCGACCTGACGGTCGAAGTCGCGCTGTATGCTTCGCCTCGCGAGGTCACGCGGAGTGAACAGAAGAGACTCTGTCTGCCTCCGAAGATCGCGAGTCGTATTGGCTGCACTCAAGGACGCTGCCAACGCGTCCACTGCTTGCTTCGCCTCCCTGGCAGACGCAGTTCCGCGATTGAACTGCTCCACGACGGCGGCCGCGCCGGCGATCAAACCGTTGAACTGCTGGCCGTTGATGGCCCGCAGTTCTGTCGCCAGACTGCCGAGCCGCTCGCGAAGCGAAGCAACCTGCCGCTCGGCGCCTGGCGAGACGATCTGCTGAATCGCGGCGGACTCCATCTCCCGCTGAAACGAGAGATTGATGGCATTCTGCCGTCTCGTAAGCGAGTCCAACTCTGCCTGCGCTCGCCCCCTGGCCTCGATGTTTCGCGATGTCGGCCCGCCGCCGGAGCCGCCATTGGCGATTCGCAACTGCGCTCTGGCCACGCGCGCCACGGCTTGCTCAATACGCTGGGCGTTTTCCTCGGCCTGGGCAGACAGGTCTGCAAAGACGTCGCCGCGAAGCGCGGCCGGGATATTCTGCGCCTGCCCGCGAAGCGAAATGGTGCGCTGAAGCGACTCTCTCGCCCGCCCCTGAAAGAAAGACGCGCCTGTGTTGTCTGCATCTAGCGTTCTCGCCAGCCCGCCGACATCTCTAACGGCAGCCGTCACCCTAGACAGCGCCTGAAGCCTCCGCTGAAGGTTGTCGACGCGAGCCGCCGACCTGTCGAACGCTGCGGCGCCGGTATCAAGATCGCGATAAAAGTTGCGAAACCCAGCCTGAATCTTCTCCAGTTCAGGGTAGAGTTCCGCCTGAATCGACGACGACAGGCCTTCGATTTGGCTCTTGAGCGCCGTCAGCGGGCGGCCGATGTCCTCGAAGGCGCGGAACTGGTCGCGCAGACGTCCGACATTCGGCAGGCCGGCGTCAACGCCGCGGGCCTGGAGTTGCTGGATTTCTCGCAGCGTCCGCTGAAACCGCTGCAACTGCGTCAGCGTGCCGTCGAGCGCCCTGGTGTTGAGGTTGAACTGGATGCCTCTGGCCTGGCGCGCGAAGTCCTGCAGTTCACGCCGGGACTCGCCAATCCGGCGGGTGAAGTCCTGCGTGTTCGCAGTCAGGACGGCGGAGATTTTGCCGAGCAGGGCCATTCTTCATCCTTGAAGTTTCTGTAGTTCCGCAAACATCTCGTTCGTCGACTGATACGGCCTCACCTGCGACGGGATGAAGATGTTTTCTTCCGGCAACCTCTTGTAGTTTCCGCTCGCCGCCATCACCGTCCGACACAGCCGCGCCGTCTGCCACCAGGGGTCAGGCAGCGGCCACCGCTGATCGTAGGCGTACCACTCGCTCAACTCCTCCGAGTCGCACTCCGTCAGGAGCCGCTTCACCGTCATGCCCAGCGCCAACGCTAGGCGGAAGTAGAACCTCCGCTCTGGTCGGTCGGTGAATCTTTTCCCAGGCTTTCCACGGCCTCCGACGTCAGGGCGTTGTGGCTCCAGGCCTTCTCGAACAGCCGGTTGATGACCACGCTCGACTTCTTGCCGAGGAGGTCGGTGTCCGTGTCGGCAAACAGCCGCTCGCCGGAGTCGTCGCACAGCGTCAGCGTGAGGAAGCGGACGCGGAACGACTTCATTTTCTGTTCGGCGTAGGACTCCTCGAAGGCGTCCCGCTCCAGGCCGGAGAGCGTCTTGACGTAAACGTCACCGCCCCACTCCGGGACCTTGATCGCGTCGCTCAACCGAACGTCCTTCGCCGCCAGAATCGCAGCCTTGCTCAAAGCCATCAGCATGACCCTTTTCTATTACAGAAACACGGAACCAATTTGGCCTGCGCCAGAACCCGCGCCCGCCGACGACGTTGTCGGACTTGAGTAACACACGATCGGACCGGCGCGATACAGCGTGTTGGCGTTGCCGACCCCGTAGGCCATCAGCGACCATGCGGCGCTCGGGTCGTTCGAGATTTGGAACGAGGCAGTTTCTGAAATCGTCACCTTCACCAGCCCGGTGGCAGCCGAAAGCACGCTCACGCCGAACAACTGCGACTCGTACTCGCCGGCGCTGACGAACGAGGCTATGGCGTACAGCGACTGCCCAGTGACATCGACGCCAAGATTGACCTGAAACGTGTACTCGTCGCCGGCAACCATCTCGATCTTCAGATAATTCGGAGAGTCCGGGGTCAGCGTTGACGGCGTGACCACGTTGATCACGCCCCAGCGGCGCGTCTTCGCCGCCGCGACAGGGTCTTCGGAGGACGGCTCGTAGGTGACTAAAGTCCAAGTGATGGCTGAACCGGCCGGCAGGGACTGCGGAATGACCAGCGAGACATTGCCCAGCGAGGCAGAGACGACAGTCGACGGTATCACTGCCTCCCTGTACGCGCCGACTTCCATCCACCTCGCGACAGCAAGGACGGTCATGCCGATGATGTTGACGCCGAGGGAGATCGGAACAACCTGCTGCGTCGACTGAAACACGGCTATGTCTTGCCGGACCGGCAACTGTGATGCTGTTGGCATGGCCGACTAGCCCCCGTAGTCCGTGAGCGTGAAGCGAAGCGTGCCGCGAACGAGTTCGCCAACACGCGCCTCCTTGTCAGCGCTGGCAAGCACCACTCTTCGCGAGACGGACATCACCGGGGTATCGAACGTCAGCGTGCCGTAGTCAGACACAAAGCCGTCCGGAACCCCGCCGTTCGCGGTGGCCAGATACTCGACGTCAATGCTGCCACCGGACACGTCGCCCGTCGGCACCATGATGCGAAACCCAAGGGGGTCAGACGGCCCAGTCATGTCAACGACCTCTGCGGTCGGGTTCGTGACAGACAGTGCCGTGACGTTTGCCCTAATCTCTCCGCGCGTGCCGGTAAAGACAAACGTCGCGCCGTGCGCGGTGATCGCCATCGGACCCTCCGGTCGTCAGGCGAGCCGGAAGGTCGCGGAGCCTCGCACGAAGTCGCCGACCGAGCCGCCGAGGGACGCCGACGAAATCGTCGCATTGCCGCTGAACGACATTGGGCCGGAGATCGACAGGGCGCCGGACGTGCCGGCGGTGAGGATCGTCGAGTTGATGTAGTCGATCTGCACCTCTCGGTCGGTCGCAAAACCGCCCACGAAAATCCGCCGGCTGTTCGGGGCCACGCCGAGGTGGGTCGCGTCGAGGAGGTCTTGAGTGTCATTGACCTGGACGGAAGTGACGGTGACGGCGGCGCCACCGAAGGTGAACGTAAGTCCCTGTGCCGAAGTTGCCATTGCGCCGCGCCTCCTTGCGCTATTGTGTTAGCCGGTCGCCTCGGACCAGCGAACCTGAAACAGTTGCCTGACTTCGTATGCCGGCGGTAGTTGTGCCCCAACCGCTGTGGGGTCGAGGAAGTCGTCCACTTCGGAGACCAGCCTCATATCATGTATTGTAACCCCGAGAAGTGTGCCTGTGTGGCCATCCAGAGTCAGCCGCACCTCGTCGGAAAGTTCCTTGGCACCTTCGTAGGTCAGCGCCCAGGAGGCCACCTGGAGCGACACCTCCGGCATGAAGAGTGGCGTGTTCCCGAGGGTCCCCTCCCGCCGGACGTTCGCCCGCTTGTAGATGACGAACGGCATCGACGCCCCTTTTGGGACGGCGATCGGGTAGATCTGAAAGCCAACCAGCCGGGCGACGTCCGGCGTCGAGGCCAGTTTCGCGTAGATGTGCTTTTCCGGGAGCAGGAGCATTACAGAGACCCCGCGATGGCTGTGTTGATGGCGTCGATTAGGCCGTTTCGGATGATGGTCTGGGCCTGGGACCTGCGGGCGGAAATGGTGTTTTCCATGAGGTGATAGCCCGGCATCGCGCCGTAGTCCTCGCCGGGGTGCAGCGTGAAGACGCCGCCGTCCGGCAAGAAGTCGTGCGTGTACCCCCTGCCGGCCCGAGCCTGCCGCGTCGGCTCCCTCCACGACGACATGAGGAAGTAGTACCCCCTGGATCGGCGGGCGAACTTGTCGCTGTCCTCCAGCCGGGCCACTTTGGTCATGCGGCGGTTGATGACCTCGTGGACGTTGACGTAGGTCTTGCGTGTGCCGCGCGACGATGGCTTCCGGCGGCCGTTGGACCCGAACTCGACGAGCCAACTGTGGTTGCCGCTGGCCTGCGAGCCGGTGGCGCCCTGGCTGCCGGTGTGCCGCGGGCCGGCGATGGCGACGGACACGCCTGGGCGGTACGTCTTCGTCTTGATCGTCGTGCTTTTGGCAAGGTTGCCGGTCGCGTCATGCCGCAGGGCGGCGGCCCGGTAGGTGTCGCGGATGGGGCGGGCCGCCCTCTCCAGGACGCGCTCCAGAGACTCGCCGGCCGACAGGACGCCGGCCACGTTTTCCAGCGTCTCCAGGATCGGACGTATGCCCTCGACTCCGATGCGGATAAACGCCTGCGCGCGGCCAAAGTTGTCGACGGCCATCACTGCACCTCTCGGGCCAAAATCTCGAGCGCCGTGCGGTTGTCTCGCTCGACCACGCTGGCGATCTCCATCGTGCGGCCGCGCCAGACGATGCGATGCGTGTGATTGACGTCGGCCCTGTAGCGGATGCGAATGCGGTGCGTCGCCACAAGGTTGGCCTGCTGGGCCTGCAGGATGTCCCTGGTCGACAGGCCGTCGACGCTGGCCCAGACCGTGGCGAGCGCAGCCCAGGTCAGCGTCGTCTCGCCGACGGGCGTCCGCACCTCGGAGGGCTGCTGGATGGCCACGCGCTCCCGCATCCTGCCGATGATCATGCGACGCTGCCCTCTCCGATGAAGACAACGTCGTAGGCTGCTGTTCCAGAGACAGAGGCCAGCCGAGCAATGCGCGGGCCTGCCGGATTGACGGAGATACCGTCGGCGCCTGGGGCTGACACGAAATAGCACCCGCCGGGCTGGATCTGAATTGGGACGGCTGGGAACCAAACGCCGGAAGTCACATTCGCTGGGCCGCCGATGCTCAACGCAATCGAATCGCTCTTGTTGCGAACGTAGACCGCCTTTATGGCGGTAAACGTGACAGTGACTGATGCTCCGTCGCGTGTGTCTTCGATCGCGGACAGGTTGAGGTCGGTGTTTGTCGTGGTGGCCGTTCCAGACGAACTCCACACCACCTGCGCCTGGTTGGCCCCGGTGCCGTCGGCAAGAGCAATGGCGTAGTTGGCCGGCGTGGCCCGCAGCGTCCGCGACAGGTCGCCGTTGGACGTCTCGTGGGCAAGGATGGACAGGGCGATCTGGGCGTTCAGTGCCATCGGCTAGTTCCCCATGACGTAGATTTCGTAGTCCTGCCCGGCGGTGCCGCCGATCCGCAGGATGCTGCCGCCAGCCGTGGCGCCGAACCCGACGGAGTTCGGGCAGCAAATCAGAAACGCGCCTCGCTCGCGGATCGGGTAGCCGCGGAGCGTCAGCGAGCCAAGGTTGACCATCGGGGAGAAGTTCCACGACGTAACGTCCTGACGGAAGACGCTGAACTGGCTGCCAGTCCAGCCGGCCGAGAGGGCAATCTGATTGGTCGCCGACAGGTTCTTGATGCACAGGAGTTTCACGGTGCCGATGCCAACTGCGGCGAAGTCGACCTCGTCGTAGCCGGACTCGAAGGACCGGCGGTCGCTCCAGACCTTCGTGCAGTCGCCGACGTCGAAGAAGAACGACAGCGGGTGATCCGAGACAGACGACGTCAGGCCGCTCGTCGAGGTCGACCGCGCCGACACGGTGGCTGTGACCTGGGCCTCAAGTGTCACCGGTATCCCCCCCACCCCGAAGCCGCCAGCAGGGTGTCGAACGTCGTGGGGATCGGCATCTGGCCGCCCTGGCCAACCGGCTGCCGCATCTCGTACCAGTGGGCGACGAGGAGCAGGACAAGGTGCCGAAGCACGCTGGGCACGCTCGACCCGGACGCTCCGTAGCCGGCGCTCCACCGCACCAGGACGCTGTTCTCGTCGCCCCGAACGGCCGGCCAGACGCCGCCGTACACCGGGAAGATGCGTCCAGGCGTGGCGTAGAAGTCCATCTGAAACGCCCCGCTGCCGCTCGTCAGCGTCTGATTCGTGCCGCCCTCGTCACGGTAGACGAGCGTCACGGAGGCGTTCTGCATGGGTGGCCGGGGCAGGATGATCTCCCACAGCGGGAACGTGTCGTATCGAGCCTCCCAGACGGTCGAGATCATGGAGATGTCGAGGACGCTCTCGACGTACTCGCGGGCCGTGGCGATGAGCGCCGTGATGTACGCGTCGTCGTCGGCAGTGTCCACGCGGCACTGCACCTTGGCCTCGGCGAGCGTCACCGGCTCGACAGCCGGCGCCGTGTAGCGCGTCAGGCTGCGATACGGAGTGATGCCGGACTCTGGCTGCTGCGGCGAGCCGTAGGTGATCGTGACTGTCACTTGTGCCTCTTCTTTCCTTGCGGCTGAACGGCCCGCTCTGTCCGGACCTCAACGGCCGCAGTCTCTTCGTCGCGGTCCTCAACGGCCCTCACAAGGCCGCGGGCCACAAGCACGCGGGCCATGCCGTCCCCCCAATCGAACTCCTGGCCGACCTTGTATCCGCCAAACGCCTTGACGATCCTGACTCTCACCTCACGAACCCCCATGCGCCCTCGGGCGGCGTCTTGTCGCTGTTCCAGAACTCGGTCGTGTGCTGCTGGACTTTGCCGCTTGGCTCCGTCCTGGACGGCCATGTAATCATCAGTTCGGCGTGGCCGACGCTGACGTTCGTGGCGATGCCCAACTTGTTGCCGGAGGCCGAGAACTTCTTCCAGAAGTAGATGTCCTCATCAACGTGGCCGCCCGTAAACGCCCCCTCGGCGTTGGCCTCGGCGAGGAACCAGGGCTTCGGCATCTTCTTGATGGCCGCCGTGCGGATGAACGTGCAGCCAAAGTGAGCCGTCTCGACCAACTGGACGGGCTTCGAGAACCAATCGTCCTGGACCGTTGTCTTCTCGTCCGGCGTCACGCCGGGGAGGGCGAACATGACCGTATTGGCCTCCCGCTTAGTCTGAAGCGGGGCGATGGCGTCAAAGCCGGAGTACATCAACAGGGCGAGCAGGGCCTCGACCGTCTGCGCCGTGAAGATGGTGTCGTAGTCGATGGTCAGCACGACGTCGTGCGTGTCGACGACCTGCTCCATCGTCCGCTGCAGGCACTGGCCGAAGAACGCACCCGTGAACTTGATGGGAGCGATGCGGTGCGGGGCCAGTGCCTGGGAGATGCAGAAGAAATTGTCCGTGAAGCCGAGGCGTGGCACGCTCATGAGAGCGGCCACCTTGACCTCGGCTTCACATTGACCAACACGAACCAGCATCGTTTCGCTCCTTGTTAGGAGCGGGCGCGCATCCTTGCGCCTTTGTCGGCCGTCAATGGCCGTCCCGCTTATGCAGGACTAGCCCTTGATGAGACCGATGACGCCGGCGTCGGAAGCACTGACGGGCGACTCCTCGCCGCGGCCGAGCCGGCCGACGATCGCCACGGTCGCGGACGCGCCGGGCGTGTAGGAGACCTTCAGGTAGCGCTTCTTGGCCCTGGTGTCGATGTCCATCTTCAGGACGGCTGCCGACGACGTCCCGGCCGCGCTCACGGCTGGGATCGAGAAGCCGCCAGTGCCGCCACCGACGAGGGCCGTGACGTTCGAGTAGGACGAGTTATCGTCCGACTCCTCGACCTTCACGACGTTCGCAAACACCGTGCTGGCGTTGCTGGCCCGGATGACGGTCACGCTGGCGTGATCGTAACCGATGGTGTCGATCGTCAGGGTCGCGGTCGCGGTCGCACCGACAGCAGCCGTCGGCAGTTCAGCGACGACCTTGTGGTTCTGGGCATGAATCATGTGACTGAGGCTCCTTTATCACGAGGCGGCAGACTTGAGGGCGACCACGGGGCCGACCTCCGAAGTGCTGCCGAGGCTGTGGTGGTTGATGTCGAACCGCATGGTCCCCTGGAGCAGCAGTTGATCGGTGGTCGCGTAGACCTGATCGAACAGCCGCACCGAGAAGTCCCGACGACGGGCGTAGATGCTGGACAGGCCCATGTTGCCGAACAGCACCTTCACCTTGTTGGTGTCGGCGCCGAGCGTGCTGTTGAGGACATGAACCATCCGCACCGGGTAGCCGAGGAACGACTCGCCGGCATCGCGGCCGAGGCTGTCGACCGTGTTGCCGCCGGCGGCATATTTCAGGCGGCTGATCGACGCGGCGTAGCCGGCCGGGGAGACGTACCACGCAGCGCCCTGGCGGGCGTAGAGCGGCAACTTGCCGATCACGCCGAGGAAGTCCTCGACGTCGAGGGTCTCGAACGCCGTGTTGCCAGTGGCAGCCGTCACGACGCTCGCCGTGTGGGTGCCGTCGTTGATCTTGTTGACGATGCCGTTGATGCCACCGTAGGTGCTGGTGCCGTCACCGAGCCAGCCGCAGGTGTCGATCTTGTAGGCCAGCGAGGTCGCGAATTCAGCGGCCACGCTGTCGGCCAACGAGACCAGGGCGTCCTCGACGACCTCGGTCGACATCCGGCAGGACACGCCCAACTTCTTCGCGACGAGCGACACGTTGCCGTAGGTCGGCTCGCTCTCGGTCACGCTCGACCCCTCGCCGATGAAGTAGGCCGTCGTGCCCGACAGCCGCTTCGGCACGACCATCGTGTCGCGGTTCATCGAGACGTTCTCGGCGGCGCCGGGGAAGGTGCCGTAGGTCTCGACCAGCCGGATCACGCGGTTCGCGAACTCCTCGGGCACCAGCGCGCCGCCGGCCGAGTTGCTGCCCTCGTTGAGGGCGCGGCTCTCGACGCCGTGGTCGCGGCACCAACGGAGGTCTTCCTGGTTGCGGAACACCGTCGCCCGCAGCCAGCGGCCGCAGCGGTAGGCGCTCTCGACGGCGTCGGGGCCGTCGTTGAAGGCCCGCAGGCTCGTGTGATGCGGGTTGATCGCCCGAATCTCGACCTTCTTCGGCTCCTCGGCCGGGGCGGCGACGGGCGCCGGGGCGGGGGCGGCCCGCTCCACGACCGAACGCAGTTCCGCCTCCTTGGCGG